TTGCACGAGGAATTGTACTTAGAGTCAACGTTTGAGATTTTTCAACTACGCCTGCGCTGATTCTCGTATCCATCCACGTGTTTACCGTAATCGTACCGGTGCCGTCGTTCCTGTGGGGGACAGTGATTGTGGTATCAACGATTGTCTTAGTTGTGCCTTGGGGGAGAGTATAACTGACACTGTATTGTGTTCCTTGCCCACCGTTGATGTATATATCGTAGTACGCGGTTCGGGAATTATCATTGTGGCTTGCGCCGGTCTGCGTAGATTCCCACAAGATTCTTACCTGAGATGTGTTGTTCTGAATATTTTGACTGATTTGAGATAGTGTTAGGCTTTGATAAACCGCCATCAACTCACCCCCACAAAACTAACAGATTGGTTCGGCTGTACAACAATGCTCATCGGGCCAAGTCTGAACCTCGACAACTCTACCAGTTCGAAACTGTTATTATTCCAGTATGCCAAAAGCATTCCGTTTGCGTCATAGAAGCCGATTTTGTCGTTGTATTCTTTGAGCGTAATTTCGGATACCGAAGAGCCGATTCTTAAAACCGGGTGTCCGTCATCATCCATTCCAATATCAATAAAATCGGAGAGGGTTTGCCCGTTTACAGTAACGCGCTCTGCTGACATTTGACCGGTGGTAATAGCATTTGCATTGATTTGTCCGTCCATTGTCAACGCTACGCCGCTAATCGTTTTCCCTCCGTCTTTGGAGTATCCAAGCCCGTTGATATTCATCAGCCACAGGCGGGTATTATCTTCGATAGTTGGGGTATCACGTACCATCCAGCCAGTAGGATATCCATTTTCATCATAGAGGACTTCCCAATATCCGCCCTTTGCACCAATGATGCGCTCGGTTGCGTCCTGCATTGCTTTTGCAAGCCCCGCATACTCGCGTTTAACTTTTTGAATGATGGGGTTCTCGACAGTATAGTTTGAGTCCGGTGTGCCGTAACAAATAGTGGTAGCACTCATGCCACCTTTAACTCGCAACTCCTGCGACATAACCAAAACAGGCAGACCGCCTCCGTCAAGGTCTGTACTGTCGATAACGTGTATAATGTCACCGGCTTCAACGGACGGATCTCCACGCCACTTTACTTCCAGCGGCATCAGAGTCAGACTTTTTATCTGTTCAAGCACCGAGGCGGCAACCGCTTCCGTCATATATGGATTTGCTGCCGAAATGCTAGTTCCCGTCCCGACAGTAATCGGATTATCTTCCGTGCCGGTGACAAGCGCTTGAATTGTGAATCGATCGTCGGCTGTCTTTTTCAAACCATTCTGATATTGAGCGTCAAGCCCTACGGTAATACCCTCTGAGTATTTATGAAAAACCAACTGACCTGCCGCGTCGAATTTCGCATTCGCACCAATTAACCCTGCCAACCATCCCAATTGCTGACGGATTGTACCTGCGTAAGAATTGGAAATTACCATCTCCGGGAAAGCAACTTCTGGAGCAGTGATGTTTGCCTGTAGACAGATATCGGTCAACATCGCATTCGGAGTGGCCGGGAAATTGATGGTAGGGGCATATTCATCAGTCAGTGTCGCCATGCGGTCATAACCGGTAATCGTTAGACACAGGTTGCCGCTATTCTCTACACCGTCAGAGGGAACGTAAAATACGCCTTTTGGGACGTATACCGTTCCGCCGTCTCCGGGGAGAATGACTCCGACAGAAGGGGCGAAATACGCCCCATTTAGGGGAAGCGCGGGAGTCTGCTTATAAATCGTCACTTTGCATTGCGAAGAAAAAGACGCTCCGATCGTTACACCGTCCGATGATCCGCACTGTTCAGAAACAACAATTTCCTGAATTTCAGAAGCGGCAAGCTCACTGACACCGTTAAATGTGATTTTACTAGTAATACTTCTTCCCGGCGATTTACACGCTTCATGGAAAGATTCTGTCACAGTGTACATGGCGCTTCACCTTTCAATAAAATTCATGGATAGACTGTTCCACAGATAGACCCCGTTGATGAGACTATACATAGGAGCAGTCCGGTCGCCCACATAAGCAGTCATGCTTCGGGTTTCTCCGGTCAGCGCATCGGGGTATGAAACCGTGAAAAAGGTATCCGTGACGGCGTTTAGCAAAGTAGACATATTCGCCGCAGTCATTGGAGGCCACGAGAGAGTTAGTTTCCTCTTTATTGCAACCCGATCCCGAAATAGGTCGCCATTCTGATTTCGACCTGTCCCGTCAGCGTCAATGTCTTGAATGCTCCATGACAACTGAGCAGGGTCAGGCAGAGGGACAGAAGTCCCGTCTGCCTTTGTGATTGTAAGAATTGCCATAATTTCTCCTTACGCCAACAGTGGGCTAAATCCGGTTGCACGGATGGCGGCATTGTTTTCGTCAACCATTTGCCTAAACAATTCTTTACCGTTCATCTGCACAATCACAGTGATCGGGCGACTGTTGCTCGAATTCGTTTCACCGCTTGCTCTCTGCACTGCCTCGTACACACCTTGCGATACAGATTCGACAATCTGATCGTTGTTTGCTACAGCCGTCTTTCTGCCAATGCGTCCAACCATCTCAGCCCCTGCTTCACGCGCGATAAAGAGCTGTCCTTCATCCACAAAACCGCCATTAGCCAATCTTGGGATACTGACATAAGAGATGGTACTAATACCTCCGCCAACGATACTCAGCACTGAATTGATTTTCCCGATGAAGTTATTCAGCGTCCGGATAATACCGTTTAGCATTCGTTCCAGCAAACTAATCGCGCCATTTACTAACGCTCTAAAGGCTGAATTGATAGCGTCAACCACATTCGACTGGAACCACCCGCCGACTCCCGCGAATACGCCCGCGACTCTGTCCCAAAGCGAAACGAAAAATCCGCCGACCGATGAACACATCGACCCGAATGCTGTTTGCACTGGGGTGATAATTTTGTTTTTAAACCAATCCGTCACAACGCCCCACTCAGCTTTAACCTTCGTCCATGAGGTCGTAAAAGAAGCAGCGATTTTAGTTCCGAGCGTTGAGAAGAAAGTATCGACCGGAGTGATTACTTTGGTGTTAAACCAATTGCCTACGGTTGACCACAGGGCGCAAATGGAATTCCAAGCATTCGTGAAGAACCGAGCGATGTCCGTACAAAGATTGCTGAAAAAGGTAGCAACACCGTTAACAATGTTGGGAATCAGAGTTCCAAGAAGAGTGCCACCCAGATTTGTGACTCCCTCGATGACACCGGAAACCCAACCCGTGAATCCATTTACGAGTCCATCAATCACACCTGAAAAGATTTTGGAAATACCGGAACCGAAAGTGGCAAAGGATTTCTTAACCAACTCCAAATCACCAGTAAATACACCCTTCAAGAATTGTGCGAATCCCGTGAATATTTCAACAACGCCTGTCATCGCAGTAACTACGCCGCCCAGCACACCAACCAGACCGTTAAATAGCCCGATCAAAGAACTTCCGACAACTGTGATTACTACCTCACCGATGAAGTCCATGAGGCTACCGATAGTAGATTTCAGGCCATTCCAAAAGCCGTCAACCCAGCCGAGTTTTTCGCCTAGCTGATTCAGTTTGTCGTTGAGCGCCTGCAAGCGCTCTCCAACTTTCAGCTTTCCAAAGGTGTTTGCCACTGCCGATTTAATGTCGTTCCATCTTTCAACAAGAACTTTGAGAGTAGCAATGACTACTACCAAAATTGCAACAGCGGGAGCAGCGACCTTGGCAACCATCCCAAGTACAGATAAAAATCCTTTTACTCCGCCGCCAGCCGCGTTAAATTGTAAGGCAACTCCCGCGACACAACTTGCGAGTTTTGAAAGGATCGCTTGGCCTGCGCCCGAACTAGCAAACGTGGCAAACCCCGCTTTCAACGTAGCGATTGCGGCAGTAACCTTTTTCCCGATTTTCCAACCCGCGAACGCCGCCCCGATTGCCAGAGCGATCACCAAAAGTGGTTTTAGTTTATCTTTGATCTCATCAACACGAGTTTCTACCGCATCGCCGAGAAAGTCATAGGTGGGGAGATCGAAGTCAAATCCGCCCCCGCCAGCGCCGCCAGCGCCTCCGCCCGATCCACCATTGCTGTTCGAGGGAAGTACATTCAACTCGTCAAATCCGGCGATGTATTTCTTCAGCTCTTTAGCTGACCCGGCAGCACTTCCGAGATTATCTGCCACCGCTCCCGTGCCGGATGCGAGTTTCCCAACGCTTGAATAATCAACATCGGTCAAAGTAAAACCGAGAAGATTTGCGATAGCGTTTGCAATCTCTCGAATAGCTTTAACTACGGCAATCGCATAAGGGAGGATGGCGTTTAGAGCCGGAATGAAGATATTACCGATTGCCCGCGATGCCTGTGTAATTTGCGCCTGCAAGATACGAAGTTGGTTTGCGGGAGCTTGCAGTGTTCTCGCCATATCGCCTTGAGCGGTCGTTACCTGAGTCATGACGGCGTAGTATCTCAGCTCAGCCTTTTCTGCCTGCGTCATGTTCGCAACGCTTTCCTTGATACCAAGGTTCAAAGCGGTCTGTTCCAACCGTGCCTGCGACAAATCGTAGCCCAAGCGTCGCAGAGGTTCCAGCTCTCCGGAAATACCAGACTGTAACTTCTGCATAGCGTCTTCAATGGGAATGTTGAAGAAAGAAGAAAGGTCATAACCCAACTGCGTCAGGTTTCGGCTCATGAGCTGCGCTCGTTCTGCTGTGTCACCGAAGCCGGTCAGCAGTGTGTTGAAAACGCCCTGATTGCGAAGCCACTGCGCTGGGTCAATACCCAAAACCTCGGACACCTTTTCAGCATAGTTCTGAGCTTCGGCTGCATACTGCCCCAAGGCGACCGTGAACAGGTTCAAATCTTCTTGATACTTGTTGGACTCCGTGACCGCCTGTGCAATGAAATGACCGATTTTACGGAAAGCGACTGCGACAGCAGCAACGTTCAACGCTTGCAATCCGTTCGTGAACTTCCCGGTAGTGGAGGTCGCCTTACTAACCGAAGCGTTGTATTTCTCCGTGCTGGTAATCAACTTTTGGATTTTGGACGGGAACGCCGAGAAGCCATTGGACACCTTCTGCATTTCATCAGCAAAAGGCTTCATGGCGGCGGCAAGAGAGGTCATCTGCCGCGTGAACTTGTCAATGTCCGCCGCTTCCAAGTCTTCAATCACTTTCGGCAATTTCGAAAGTTGAGTCGTGAAAGAGGTTAGATTGGCCTTTCCCATATTGGAGAGGGGGAGCAAACCATTAACGAGGGTTGTCACTTTGTCCCCGTCTGTCCATTTCAGGCCAGCGATGGCAGTGTTGATTGCCGTTAGCTGGTTAGCGATGGAGGAAGAAATCTTCACATTTCCAACTCGGCTCAGAGCGGTCAGCGCATTGGCAAGCCGGGTGATCTTCTGCGAAGCGTCACCGCTGTTCAAGCCTTTCAGAGAATTGGAAAGCTCCCGAATACCCTGAGCGGTCTTGCTCAGACCCGTTGCGCCGCCGTTGGTAGCGGTTTTCAAACGATTGAGCGTGTTAATCAGGTTTTGAAGCCCTGCGACCGCCTGCGTACTGTCATTGACGATCTGAAACTCCAACCCCTGAATCTCCACATTGTCAGCCATTCATGTCACCGCCTTTCGCTTGAAACTTTTTATTGATCGACACCATAAAGGCTTCCATGTAGGCTTTCGCCTTTTCGTCATGTTCCTCTTGGATAGTTTTTCGTTTCTTGGTATTCGACTGCCCGAACAGTTCATACGGACTATCACGATATGGAACGGGTTTCGTTCCTTTTTTCGCAAGAGAATGAAAAACCGGAGACGCATCAATAAGAGCCTCATAAACATATGCACCTTGAAGCCATGCCTCTTGATTTTGCAAATCTTGCTTAATTCGTGCCGCCTTTCGGTAATATTTCACCAAGTCACAGTCCTGCTCCCAAAATTGTTCATAGGACATACCAATGGCGAGGTAATACGGAAAGACTTCGTAGAATTTTCCTGTGTAAGCAAAAAGGGCGGCTGGGCGTTGATCGCCGCCGCCC